AATAACACAGGCGCAGATACATTAGCTACAGCTGCCACCGTAGAAGTATCTATAAAAGACCCATAGGGGGCACTAAATGTAGTCATACCTACGACACCTAGAATAGCAGACATGATGTTATCTATAGTATTAAAGTATAGGCGTAAGATATTGCTATACTTATCTGTATTTGGTTGATTATATACAGGTGTAGCAATAGGTAAGTTAGGAGCTTTAGACGCTCTTAATAGGTTTACATTTATGTTAGCCATTACTCAACACCCCAATATTTTAACTTTAAGTCTTTACGTGCTTGCGCCGCTTCTTCAACAGTAGGGTAGACTTTTGAGTAGTATGATTTTTTCATATGTGTTATTTTTGCAATCCATTTATTGCCCGTGCGAATAACCCCAGTAAATTTTGATTTACTATTATTTCTAACTCTAGTATTTTGGTTTTGAACTTTAACACTTGCCCATCTACAATTCTCTTTTGTATAATTTCCGTATGGGTTAATTCTGTCCAAAGTTTCATCTCCAACAGGTTCACCCATATCTTTTTCAAAAGTTAAATAGTCTAACCATTCGGGGCATACTATAACTCCAACGGCACCATATCTAGGATAATCTTTATCTTTTGGGTTATTACAACGTCTAATCATAGCTCGCCAAGTATTATACGAGCTTTTCTTCCAACCACCATGTTTAAAATTAGGGATTATACACCCACATGAAGACGTATTACCTGTAGATATTGAGCCCGATACAACTATAGTTTTATTTCCACATTCACATAAACATTCCCACATCATTTGCCCATGTTTATTTCTTTCAGTATGATTCAATACTGTTAATTTACCTACAACCATACCTGTTAAATCATTTCTTATAGCCATAATAGACCTCCAATTAATAAAGAGTTTATTATACACTATACATTTTAAAACGCCATCACTATACACGTCATCTTCTGCCATCAGGACGTCTATCAAAACGTGGATGGCCTAGTTGCCAAGCCACACCTAATGTATCTGACTCAATCCTAAAGCTCATCTGTCTACCACGAAGTCTGGTATAAACCTGACCTGTAAAGTGCTGTACTACATACACGCTTGAATTAGGAGGATAAGGCGGAGCATAGTTATCTCCGCTGATCACTAAAGGCGCATCTGCTGTACCATATGCAGCACCAGAATTTTGTCTAGGCACAATGGTTATAGTTACCTGTGGGTTATTAACGTTTGAGCCATTGAAGTTAACGTCAGGTAACATGCGCCATACAAAGCCAAAGCTTTGACCATCTTCAATATCAAAGTCTGAAGACTGTATGTACGCAGATATAGGTACTGGGAAAGTACCAGCTACATCATCGACATCAGCCTCGTGGTACAAAACTCGGTTATTATAATCAATACCCATAGGGAATTGTCGTATGCCTGAATCTATCCACGCTGTACGAGACATTGTGCCTGAATACCATACTTGGTCAAGGTAGTTAAAAATAACATATCTATCTACAATGGAAGTATCTTCAGAGCAGTAGAACCACCAAACTTCATTATAACCAGAGTTACTACCAGCAAAGACTTGGTATCCTTGTGTTGAGTTTAAATCTTCAAATACATATTGTTTCAGTGAGCACGGTAGTGTCTTTACTGTACCGTCATACATATAGAACTTATCTAAGCCCATCCAATAGGTTACGTTGTTTACACTTACAGCTGCGTTAGGGCCAATCATAGAGATATTGTCCATTAGCACTTGGAACGTCCATACGTAAGGTGCCCCTAGATACTGCATAGAGTAAAGACATGAGTCTGTCCATACTAAGTTTTCTTGGCGAGTAACTTGAGCTGCTACGATGTAAGAACCATGAGTAAGCCTAAATTCTCCAGATTGATTAGTAATGCTAGGTACCCATTGATAAGGGTTATTTTGATCTGACCATCGTACAAGCATGGGGTCAAACGTTGTTCCCGGCGTTCCTGATACATAAGAGTTAGATCCAAAGGCTATGATAAAACGTTGCAGCGCTGATGCAAGAATTTGATTAGTCGCTGTAGGCACATACGCACCGGAGTACCCAGCAGCGGTTGATAAGTCTGATAGTAGTTTTGCTCTAACAGCAACTGTGCCAGAGTTCTGCCAGTAGTATATTGCCCCACCACGAGGTGCTATAACTAGGTCTTGCCCATAGTTATCATTAGTCCATAGACGTAGTTGACTCTGTATACCTGCTGTATAAGCTGATCCCCAGCCACCAGTGCCCCAAGGACTTGCTCCCCAACCAGTACCAATAATAGCTACAGATAGTCCTACATGAACTTGAAAAGCTGCTGTAATAGCAACACCACCGCCAGTAACGGGAGATGTGGCTACAGCAGGTACTGTTATTACAAAGGTGTTAGCGGTTACATTTGATATTGGGTATTCAGCATTTAGTATAGTAGCTGAGATGCCACCTACCGCTGTAGCCCCAGAGAACGTAACATAATCTCCATTCAGACCGCCGTGAGCAACTATGGTAACAGTAACAGTTGAAAGCCCAGTTGCTGTAGTAAAGCAATTATTGGTAGTAGGTGCTACGAAGGTAGCTATAACAGGGGTGACATCAAAGTAGGCTCCACCAACTTCAATATAGTACTTAAGATTAGTACCTATGCCTAAGTAATTAGAACCAGCAAAGTCTACCCAGTTCCATATTGAACGCCCTATGCCTAAAAAGCTACTGTTAGAAAGGCGACTCCATCCACCTAATTTTTCAGGATTACCAGAACGGAAGCGTATCTTGTCACCGTCATACCATCCGCCTTCATTTGAATAGTTCGTTCCCTCACGATTGAGCCCGGGTGTTAGTACTAACTTCTGTAATGGCATAGCCTTATCCTATCAATGTTTTAGCTGTTGCATCAACAGCATTAGTACGTGCTAACCATCCCTTTCCGTATATGGCAAAAGAAGGCAGACATCTATAAAATGTTTCTTTAGCATCTGTGTACTTATTAATAAGTTTTTTACTATCTGTATTTCTTACAGCCGCTAACGTTTTAGGGCCTATTGCCCCATCAGCTGTTACATCTACAGCTGCCTGTAGGGTTTTTATAGCTCGTCCGGCCCCTGCATTGATAGCAAAATCAAAAGCGAGATAGTCAATGCCGTTAGGTAGATCATCACCATGTACTAAGTCCCAATACTTATGTTTATAAAATGGAGCGACCTTATCGGCAGTTAGAGTCTTCATATCTGCAGTGCTAACTTTATGACCTACGTATGCTTCCCATGCGGCTTGCGTTACACCAAGATTGGTACAACCTTTCCTACCGTCTGAGAGTTTGTTACCGTTATCCCTAGGATCATCTTGAAAACCAGCCTCATGGTCAAGCACATGTTTAAGAGCTATACTAAAGTTAGCTTGCATGTTATATCTTGGTTAAAGGTTTTGCTTCAGATACAAAGAAACCAAGTGCTCCAAATACTAACGTACCTAAATTAAGTGCGTCTTGTATATGACCGGGGTTAACATTAATACCACCTAGAGCAGAAACTGCAGCTATAGACGCCATTGTACTAGGCTCAGTAAGTCTAGCTTTTAACCAACTAAAAAACGCAATTATTTTTGACATAATATTTCTCATTGTGTATTATTAATATCCACCCAGTTGGGTGTTTGGGTATCGTTTATAGCAACCCATGTAACTGTTTGATTATCGTTTATTTTAAACCATCCACGTGCATATTGATAGTCTGTTAAAGTTTGACTGTCAGTGTATGTACTAAGGAAAGCTGCAGAACTATTTTGCCAATCTGATAATGTTTGTGTGTCAGTATATATGCCAACAAAATCAACAAGGACTGCCTGATTATCTGTTAAGGTTTGAGTGTCATTATAGATAACATCAAAATTAAAAAATGCTGTCGAGCTTTCAGTTAATGTTTGAGTATCAGCATAGTTGCCTACAAACCCTGCGAGAACTGTTTGAGTATCTGTTAAGATTTGTGTATCACTATAGCTACTTACAAAACTAGCGGTCACAGTTTGAGTATCACTTAAAGTTTGAGTATCGCTATAGGATACAGCCGTTGCAATAAGCCCTATTTGCGCATCTGACAATGTTTGCGTATCGCTGTAAGTACTTACAAAACTAGTAGTTACAGTTTGAGCATCAGTTAATGTTTGAGTATCAGCATAGTTGCCTACAAACCCTGCGAGAACTGTTTGAGTATCTGTTAAGATTTGTGTATCACTATAGGCAGCAAGAACCCCTCTAACGCCTGTTTGAGTATCTGTTAAGGTTTGGCTATCAGCATATACTGCTGTAGTTGCAAGTGCACCAGATTGCGTATCCGTTAAGGTTTGTGTATCGGTATACGATACAGAGAAAAACGCATTACCTAAACTAGCAAACGGTGCTTGTGCAAACGCATTAATACCAAACATTAATCACCTCGTGCAGGTTTGTAAGCTTTAGCGTTGATCTGTACTTGAAAGCAAGCATTGTTACGCTTATTAACTTCACGCTCTATTATATGGTACGGTTGCCCTTGAAGTTCTTTCTGTACTTCTGGCATGAGGTCGTACCCAACTTCAGTAACACCTATATCAATACCCAACTGTAGCCCTAACGTAGTCTCAGAACCGCCTGTTGCTATCGTATTAAGATTGCGCTCTTGACTAAACATATCCACACCGACAGGTGTTACTTTCCTGCAGTGCGTAGGGTCGTGGTGAAAGTTCTCGTGCAAGTGATGAGGCACTACAATCTTTATAGTACCTTGATCTTTTAATATGCGGTAGAACTCTTGCCATATGTTTAGGTAAGTCTTAGTATCTTGACCCAGATGTTCTAGCACGTGAGTTAGAGTAATTTCATCTACTGAGCTATCCTCAAAAGGCAAAGTCTTCTCTAAGTCTGCTACAACATCGGGCTTACAACGTGGGTCTTGATCTACATTAATGTAGCCTTCAAGTTGGTTATACCCACATCCAAGATTCAACTTCATATTAGTTAGATGGCGGTACAAAAGCATTCAGTTCTTGTTGGATCACATCTAACTGGTCTTGCGTAGTAGCAGCGATAATCTGTACATTAATTCTTTCATAACGTGTTTGAGCATCTGCAACTACTTGAGCATCGTAGTGAGTATTAGGGTTGCCATCAGTTTCAGTTTGCGCTTCATAAGCTACCACTTGGTTGAACTGGCCTGAGTTCTGACCTTGCATATTAGACTTACGGCTATCAATAGAGATATCATAAACTGTCCATACGATCTCAACAGGGTCTTTAGTGCAATCATAGACTGGGCCATTTAAGCCTTGTTGATAAGGTATAGTAGTAGGGATAATCTCAATAGCATTTCTCCAACCATCTTGACCTACTGGCACTGGGGGTATAGTGTCCCAACATTGCGCCATTTCGCCGTTTACCACCTGTACATATAATTGTGTCATTTTATTTCCTTTGTTTGAAATTAATTAAGATTGGATGGCTATGGTATTATTTCCACCAGTTGATAGTTTAGACCAAGTTGTAAGTGCACCTACTTGCACAGGACTTGAATGATTAGTTATGTTACCTAAACCTAACTGCCCATTGTTATTACTCCCCCACGACCAGAGAGTCCCGTCAGTTTTAGTGGCTAAAGAAAAGTAGCTCCCACATGCTATACTTAACCAAGTTGTTAGTGCACCTACTTGCTTAGGGCTTGAGTAGTTAGTTGTATTACCTAAACCTAATTGCCCATAAGTAGTGCCCCTCCCCCAAGACCAAAGAGTTCCATTTGTTTTAACTGCTAGGGTCTGGTACTTTCCCCCTGCTATATTTAACCAAGTAGTTAGTGCACCTACTTGCACAGGGCTAGAGCGGTTAGCCGTATCACCTAGACCTAACTGCCCATACATGTTATACCCCCAAGACCATAAAGTACCGTCAGTTTTAGTGGCTATGGTGTGGTAATCACCACAATTTATTTTAGACCAAGTGGTTAATGAACCTACTTGTTTAGGAGAGGAGTAGTTAGTTAGATTACCTAAACCTAAAGCCCCGTTACCATTAGCACCCCAAGACCAAAGTGTGCCATCAGTTTTAGTTGCTAAGGAGAAATTTGATCCAGCTGATATTTTAGACCAAGTTGTTAGAGCACCTACTTGTACAGGACTTGAGCGTTCAGTTGTATTACCTAGACCTAACTGCCCAACATCATTTCTACCCCAAGACCAAAGAGTACCATCTGTTTTAATAGCTATAGTAGATTCATATGTACCTCCTGCTATTTTAGACCAAGTTGTAAGTGCGCCTACTTGTTTTGGGCTTGAGAAGTAAGTTGTATTACCTAGACCTAACTGTCCCCTTGCATTATACCCCCAAGACCATAGAGTCCCGTCTGTTTTAGTTGCAATAGTGTGAAAATTCCCACTAGATATACTAGACCAAGTGGTAAGAGTGCCTACTTGTTTTGGACTATTATATTGAGTTGTATTACCTAACCCTAATTGTCCATTAGTATTTAAACCCCAAGAATATAACCTATTATTGAAATTACCAGCAGTGGGCCAGTTGCCTTGTTTTATCCAGTATCCCGCTTGCTCCATTGTCCATACACCTGAAGCAGAGCTGTTTTGATACGGCCCAGCTGGTACTACAGGTGAGGATTTTATTACACCACCGGGATACTTAGTTGACATTTAGTTCTCCAATCTTTCTTTAATTAAAGCAAACGGGGCATCCCACTCGCCAAATATTTCTTGTCTTATTAAAGTCATACTGTCGTAGTATGGGGTTGCTTCGCCTTCTAGTGCATATAAAAAGTAAGGCATAATTGGTGTTATAACCCAAGTATCAATTCCCATTGCAGCTGCTAAGTGCGACACACTGGTACAACTACTTATAACCAAATCACAACTTGCTACAGCAGCTCTAGTATCTTCCCAACTATCAAGGTGTACTTGCTTAACCCACATAGGCGTAGCCTCTACACCAGCATCTCTTTGTAGACTTATAAACTCGTATTCATCACTCTTAACAGCATCAAACATCAACTGATAAGGAAAGGCTTTGTGGTGCTCATGTTCAAACTGTGTAGAGCCTTGCCATCTTAAACCGATACGTTTCTTTCTTCCCTTTATTGTAACAGGTTTAGGTAAATAAGGTGCACCACTAATATCTTCTAATTCAAAGCCTAACGGTACTATAGCACTCATACCAGCAACCCAAAAGTCATGGTAGATACCAAACACCGCTTCGTGCTGAATAACGCTAGATACACCCTCTACATTAACGAATAAAGATGCTAACTGACCAGAGCAAGCCACAATGACTTTACAGCCCTTCTCAGCGATATACTTCGCATATCTTACTTGGTGTATTTGATCGCCTAGCCCGCCTTCAAGATTTAACAGTACAATCCCTTTAGTCTTGCCATCCCACTGTGGTGTAGGTACGTCAGGTTGTTTATTACCAAAGACTCCAGCAACACGACCTCTATCTAATAACTGATAACCTTTTTGAATCTGACCTTGTCTTAAGAGATACCAACCACGATTATAAGCTGCTCTATTGTTACTTGGCTCTGTAGCCTCTAACTTCTGCGCTATGCGCCAGCCTTCAGCAAAATCACCTGTAGTAGATGCAGCTAGTTGTAAGTCTAAGTCATGTAAGTCAGGCATTGTTCTAGGCGTCTCTAACCAAAACTCAGGCTGACAGAATGAGCCATAATAAGAACCTAGTACATCTTTTGGGTTTTCGTTATGTTGTCTTTCAAGAACAGGTTTCACATCATGCATACCTTTAGTACCATGCAACTGCTCATCATCCTCAGCTACAGTAGAACCATCAATAGCATTAAAGTCATATTCAAAATCAGGTAATTCTAAAAAGGTATGTATACGTTGCAGTTGCTCTTTAGGATTAGAAATTAAGTCATCGTACTCAATAAACAAGAAGTTATCTGGTGCCGCTAAGTAACCGTTCTGTAGCGATATGTACGCAGCCTTTAAGTGATCCATCAACTGCCCAGACTCCATAAACTCATCTAAGTCTTCAGGTTTGGCAATACGTACAAACGATGCCGCACAATCAGGTACAGAACGAACAGTAGCAATAATCTTAGGTTGATGCCCTAATACTTGAGCCATAGCAGACATAATCTGAGCAATAGGCCAGCCACGTGATTTATCTATAACAACAGGCTTATCTACATCTTCATAAAAGGCATCAATAGCACCACGCATAGTCTGTGCTAACTTCTTACGCTCAGGGTCATTTTCATTCAATAAACCCGCAGAATGCCACGTGTTCGCCAAACCATCAAGAGCATGAACCAACCCTGATGTAGTAGATACATGGGTGTCCGAATTTTGGTTAAGTATAGCTGCAAGTACCGTAGAACCTGAACGTGGCACACCTGATAGGAAATGTAGAGTCTTTTTCATATACTGATCTCGTTAGTGTTTTTACAAGGGTATATAGTATACATTAAATTAATTAAGAGTGGATGGCTAAAGCTTGGTATCGCCCACCTGCAATAGCCAACCAAGATGTAAGAGCCCCAACTTGTTTTGGGCTTGAGTAGTTAGTTGTGTTGCCTAGTCCTAACTGCCCTCTAGTATTTATACCCCAAGACCAAAGAGTACCATCTGTTTTAATAGATACGGAGCTATTCCACGTACCCCCCACTTTAGACCAAGCTGTTAATGCACCTACTTGCACAGGGCTGGAACGATTAGCTGTATCACCTAGACCTAACTGACCACTACTATTTAATCCCCAAGACCATAATGTACCTGCTGTTTTAGTAGATAGCGTAAAGTATTCCCCTGCTGACACATTTAACCAAGACGTTAGGGCTCCTATTTGTTTAGGTGAAGAATAGCTAGTTAAGTTATTTAGCCCCAATCGTCCATTACTATTACCTCCCCAAGACCAGAGTGTACCGTCTGTTTTAGTAGCTATGGAAAAATATTTTCCAGCTGTTATATTAAGCCAAGTTGTTAGTGCACCTACTTGTTTAGGGCTTGAGTAGGATGTTATATTACCTAAACCTAAGCTTCCGCTATCACCTAGACCCCAAGACCAGAGCGTACCATCGGTTTTAATTGCTAGAGTGTGCGAACTAATTGCTGCCGCTACTTTAGACCAAGTGGTAAGCGCACCTACTTGTTTAGGGCTTGAGTAGTTAGTTACATTGCCTAGACCTAACTGCCCACTACCATTATTTCCCCAAGACCATAGCGTACCATCTGTTTTAAGAGCCATAGTCCAAGAACTACCCACTGCTACTTTAGACCAAGTAGTGAGAGCACCAACTTGTTTAGGGCTTGAGTAGTTAGTTATATTATTTAGTCCTAATTGACCATAATTATTTAACCCCCAAGACCAAAGAGTACCATCAGTTTTAAGAGCAAAACTAAATGCATTACCACCTGACGTTTGTACCCATGTAACCAATGCACCTACTTGCTTAGGGCTTGAGTATTGAGTAGTATTACCTAAACCTAAAGCACCATTGCCCCCCCCTCCCCAAACCCAAAGACCTCTTTGAGTGCCATCGGGCCAAGTTCCCGCAGCTACGGCTTGCATTTGACTCTGTGGTGTCCACATGCCTGAATATTGTACGTATGGATAAATTACTGGCATTGTATTTTCCTAATATTTGAGGGCTATGGAGTGGTTTTGGCCAGCGGATATGTTAGACCAAGTTACTAGTGCCCCTACTTGTTTTGGACTGGAGTAGTTTGTTGTATTACCTAAACCTAACGGTCCATATTGATTTCTACCCCAAGACCATAAGCTTCCATCAGTTTTAGTTGCTAGTGAGTAGGAATCTCCACATGCTATATTTGACCAAGTTGTAAGAGCACCTACTTGCTTTGGGCTAGAGTAATTAGTTGTATTACCTAGACCTAACACACCAAAGCCGTTATACCCCCAAGACCAAAGTGTGCCGTCGGTTTTGATTGCTATAGAAAAGCTGTTTCCAGCTGATATGTTATACCAAGTTGTAAGAGCTCCTACTTGCACAGGACTTGAACGATTGGTTATATCTCCAAGACCTAAATTTCCATAAGCGTTATACCCCCAAGACCAAAGAGTTCCGTTTGTTTTTGTTGCTAGGGTGTGGTAAAACCCACAAGCAATATTAAGCCAAGTTGTAAGTGCACCTACTTGTTTAGGAGAGGAATAGTCAGTTGTATTGCCTAGACCTAACTGCCCCAAATTATTTCTACCCCAAGACCATAAGCTTCCATCAGTTTTAGTTGCTAGTGAGTTCCATTGCCCGCCTGCAACTTTATACCACGTAGTGAGAGCCCCTACTTGCTTAGGGCTTGAATAGATAGTTGTATTACCTAGACCTAACACACCAAAAGCGCCATTACCCCAAGACCAAAGAGTACCATCAGTTTTAGTTGCTAGGGTGTGAGAATACTTACCAAATGCAATATTCAACCAAGTTGTAAGTGCCCCTACTTGTTTAGGAGAGGAATAGCCAGTTGTATTATTTAGACCTAACTGCCCAAAGTTATTTCTACCCCAAGACCACAATGTACCGTCAGTTTTAGTGGCTATGGTGTTAGTTTCTCCAGCTGCTATGTTATACCAAGTGGTTAATGCACCTACTTGTTTAGGAGAGGAGTAGTTAGTTGTATTGCCAAGACCTAATTGTCCATCACCGTTAAGCCCCCAAGACCAAAGCTCATAGGTATAACTACTAGGCGTAGGAGCAGCCAAAGGGTTAAAGAGCCCTGCTTGTACGAACCCTGCTAAATATCTTCGTGACATTCTAAGCTCCTCTTCTTTTCTAAACCCGCTCGCATAGCTTCGGCTATTTTTAATTTAATTTCAGGAGACCTATTTAGTACAGCCCTGCGAATATTTTCTTTAGCTTCCAAAGATACTACTTTTCCAGTGTGAGAAGCCTTCATTTTAGCCTTAGTCTCTTCACTATGCGGCATCCCTGTACGATATCCAACTTTGCCAAAATTAGGGTGTGCATCACCAACTCTCCCCCATGTACCACTTTTTTCTCCTATAACCCCTACAGAACCTAAACCCCCTGCAGTTACGTTATATCCATTTGGCTCTAAAGTGTTATATACCGCTATTGCTTTCTTTTCTAGTTCATGACAATATTTTAACCCACCTATACAGAGTATTTGCATAGAGAAATTTTCTTTACCATGCTCAAACATTGCATTTTTTAAAAGCTGTCTACGCTTAGAACGGTCTTTTATATCCCAAGTATGTGAAGCAAATCTTCTCTTAGGGTTGTATGTTACCCCAATATATACAAGGTTATTGAGCGTATTAGTAATCTTATACATATACGCCCGTCTAATCATGTTATTTCCTCCCACGAAGCTGTTACCACCAACGCAGTAGCTGTACCAGCAGTAGCACCTATAGACTTATCTTCAAGCAGATAGAACGCTGTAGTCTTGTCAGTTACGATCAATGATGCATACGCAGGAACTGAGATAGTTGAAGCTATTGGGTATGCTGTACCCCCTAGAGCCGCTGCGCTGTACACGTTGATAGTGATGTTAGCCGCTGAAGCAGAGGTGTTAGCCACGACAATAGAGTCTATTTTATAGACCTTGCTGCTTGCAGCCGCATTACTTGCTACAGAAGTTGCAGAGGTTGTAGTCAGTGAAGTTGTACTGGTGTTACCATTAATTACGGTAACATTGATAATATTTGGATTTGCCATCGTTTATTCCTTAAAAATTAATTAACTGCCTAAAATCATTGCAAAGGCTATAGACTGCCCTTTGGTAACACCAGAAGAAGGTGGGATAGCCGTAGATGTCCATGTTGTACCATTACTTGTTAAAACATTACCTGATGTTCCCGGAGCTACTTCTTGGAAAGAACTAGAACTATTACCTAGCAGCACAGTATTAGCGGTGTAGGATGTACTTAATGACGCAAGAATAAAATTAGTTCCGTCACAATAAACTGTACAGGTCGCACCATTTGGTACAGATACACTGGTACCTGTAGCTGCTCTAATTAATATAGCAAATCCACCTGTTGTATCATTTTTAATTACATATGATTTTTTAGCTAAAGGAGCTATGACATCTCTAATCGCTGCGTTAGTTCCTGAAACAACTAGTATTGCTTGTCGTGCTTCATCAGATAAACCGTTAAGATTAGTTAGTGTGTAATTAGCATTAGTCATTGTTATAGGCTGTACACCTGCAATAGACTGTTCTAATAACGTTCCTAAATTTGTATTAGTTGTGGTGCCCCAAGTACCAGCTTGCTCTCCAGAACCTATAAGTTCTATTCTAAGCGAGGGGGAATAAGTAGATGGCATCGTAGGGTTCCCTAATTAAACATTGAAAGTAAAAGACAGAGCAAGGGCTTTGCCAGTAGTTAAACCAGCTACAGCTGCAGTTGTCTGAGTAGTATTATCAGGGAACTTTACTCCACCACTAGTAGATTGAATTATCCCAGCGACTACAGCATTTCCAGATGCGTCCAAATTAACAGATTTAGAAGCAGGATATGTGCAAAACACATCTTTAGATCCTGCTGTGAACACCACTAGAGCATTTGCATTAGAAGATGACAATACTGTAGTCCGAGCAAGAGTAGTTCCAGATAGAGTATACGTACCTATACCAACTTCCCAGTTAGCCCCACCTTGGTCAGCTATGCAGTAGTACGTAGTATTGCCATTACCAATTACTGAAAAGGCTTGAAACCCTGTAGCTGCGCCTAATAACGTAGCTGTTCCAGTACCTACTACAGCAGTAGATTCTTTAACTCTGTCATTAACAACTAATGCCATCAGTATTCCTTTTTATGTTGCAGTTGCTGTATAAGTTACAGACAAGGTATCACCAGCAGATACTAGCTTAGACCCTGCAGTAAAGTCGCCAACTGAGAACAATGTGCCTGTAGTATTGTCAATAGTTACTGAACCACCGATATTAATAAAACAACCAGCGACAGTGCCTGAACTTAGCATTGAAAATGTAACAGGAGCACTAACAGTTTTTGCTCCAGCATTTGCTGCACTGAACGTTGGTGCCATTCTGTTGCCAGAGTATGTAGGGTTGTTAGCAAGTCCTACTTCAAGCCAACCTGCGTGTGACGCTTGTGTGTCTCCAACAGCAGCAGTGCCTGAACCTTTAAGACCCATTACAACTACCCCACCTGCTGTATTACCAAGAACAGTGTCTAAGGTAAAGTTCTTTCCAACAGTAGTAACTAAGTTACCAATAATATCAATCCATTTAATAGTACTGTGTTTATCACGGCATACGATACGATATGTTCCGTTTAATTCAGTAGTTTCTTCGTGTACAGCTCCACGCCCTACCGAAGCAGAGCAACTATCACTTACATTTGTTTTTTCATTATGCATATTATGCTCCTAGCTTATTCGTATTACAGACGTAGTTGCTGTAGCTACAGGGAATGTTACTGTAAATGTACCAGAAGCAATCTTATCTGAACCAAAATCTAAAACAGCTACAGCGGCGTTAGTTGTACCATTATATATCAAAGCGCCACGACATAGGAAGCTTGATGCTAAC